AACTTCAGGTTCAGTATATTGAAATCTTGAAAGGAGATAGTCCAGTTTCAGGCGGTGTGAACATCAGCTAAATAGAACATAATAACAAGTTCATAATATAATGGCAAAACTTTTTGGTTTTAAAATTGAGGATACAGAGAAGAAATCCGCTTCAATTGTCAGCCCTGTTCCTAAGAATAATGAGGACGGGGTTGATAATTATATTTCTAGTGGGTTTTATGGTCAATACGTAGATATTGAAGGTGCATATCGTAACGAACACGAATTAATTAAGAGATATCGAGAGATGGCTTTACACCCAGAGGTGGATAAGGCTATCGAAGATGTTGTTAATGAAGCGATTGTCACAGATTTATATGACTCACCTGTTGAGGTAGAGTTATCAAACCTTAATGCCAGTGAAGGCATCAAGAAAAAAATCAGAGAAGAATTTAGATATCTGAAAGAAACAATGGACTTCGATAAGAAGTCTCACGAAATTTTCCGTAACTGGTATATTGATGGTCGTTTATATTACCTCAAAGTCATAGATTTAAACAATCCTCAAGAAGGTATTAAGGATCTAAGATATATTGATCCGATGAAGTTAAAGTATATTCGTCAAGAGAAGAAAGAAAATAATGATGTTAATTCAAGATTAAGACCAGAAAAACAATCTGTTCCAAATCCACAGTTTGATGAATATTATCTTTATACATCAAAACCTAACTTTCCTACAGGAATGATAACTCAGGCAGGTAAGAATGCTGTCAAGATATCAAAAGATTCAATCACATATTGCACATCAGGATTAGTAGATCGTAATAAAAACAGAGTTCTTTCTTATCTACAGAAAGCAATCAAAGCACTCAATCAATTAAGAATGATTGAAGATAGTTTAGTTATTTACAGACTATCAAGAGCACCAGAAAGAAGAATATTTTATATTGATGTTGGTAATTTACCAAAAATTAAGGCAGAACAATACCTCAAAGAGGTAATGAATCGTTATCGTAATAAACTCGTTTATAACGCACAGACTGGTGAGATTCGTGATGACCGTAAATTTATGTCTATGATGGAAGATTTCTGGTTGCCAAGAAGAGAAGGTGGTCGAGGAACCGAGATTACAACCTTACCAGGTGGACAGAATTTAGGTGAATTACAAGATATTGAATATTTCCAGAAAAAATTATATCGTGCATTAGGTGTTCCAGAATCAAGAATTGGTGCTGATAGTGGATTTAATTTAGGTCGTTCATCAGAGATATTAAGAGATGAACTTGGATTTGCAAAATTTGTTGGACGTTTAAGAAAGCGTTTTGCTGCTATGTTCAACGATATGCTTAAGACACAACTCATTCTTAAGAATATTGTTACTCCTGAAGATTGGGCACAAATGGAGGATCATATTCAGTATGATTTCTTATATGATAATCAGTTTGCAGAACTTAAAGAATCAGAGATGTTACAGAATCGTTTGGCTAATCTTGCAACGATTGAACCATATATTGGTAAGTATTATTCGACAGAGTATGTTCGTAAGAGAGTTCTACAACAAACAGATCAGGAAATTGAAGAGATTGATATGCAGATTGAAGATGAGATTGAAAAAGGTATTCTTCCAAATCCAGCAGAGGTTGATCCAATTACAGGAGAACCATTACCACAAGGACAAGATTTAGGAGAAGTTCCTACAGATGAAGATCCAGATGCTTCTGCTGCAAAGGTAACAGACGCAGAATATCAAAAGGATACAAAGACAGCGGAGATTTAATATGCCCTTATCAATGACTGGTCTTGGTGGTGGTGCAACTTCACTTTTCCGTGGTGGTGCAGGTGGTAGTGGTGGATGGGAAATATTAATGGCAACAAATAATAATAAAAATACTACTGGTAATCAAAATATATTTGGTTGGACACAAAATAGTAATTTTAGAACTGCAACTGAATCTAATACTGGTGCCAGTGGTAGAACAGCAGTTGGTGATGGGATTGGACTTTATAAAGCATTTTTTGACAAGACAGGCATAACTCAAATAGCTTTAGCTAATGATCATAAGGGTGGGACAGGTGTGAATCCTACAACTGATTTCAATAGGTATATTGTATACGATTTAGTCTCTGCAACAACAAAAAATATTTACAATATTATATTAGATTTAGATACCTATAATATTAATAATTCACCTTGGAATAATAATGATAGTGTATTTGGTGCCAATGCTGTAGAAAATTTTGTCGCAGGTAATTATCATAGTGGAACTATGAGTGCAGATAGTGGACATTTTAAAGATAATACACAAAGTCAAACACCAACTAAATTTGTAATTTGGGGTGTTAATAGAGACTCAGATAATGATACTCAAGTTCTTTGTTCTTATTATGGAAACTTACAAAGTGGTAAAGGTGATTCTTGGAGAGGTAATGGTCCAAGAGAAACTTTTTGGAGTTACTGGGGTAATGACTGGCATACTAATACACAAACTCGAACAATAAGTAGAGATAAACAAACTGATCCTGGAACTTGTGGATCTGGAACAACAGGTTCCTTCATCTACCTACTTGCATCTTAATGATAGGGGGTAAGTTATGAAATCAATGAGTGGATTTGGTGGTGGTGTTGCATCACTCAGTATGAAGACTGCTGCTGGTGGAGGTGGAGGAATAGTTACTAACAACTTAGTTCTACATTTAGATGCGGGAGATAGTAATTCTTATTCTGGATCTGGCACTACTTGGACTGATTTAAGTGGACAAGGTAATCATGCAACCTTAATTAATAATCCTACTTATAGTTCAAATAATGAAGGGTATTTAAATTTTGATGGTAGTAACGATTATGCAACTCTACCTAATATGGATTTAACAGGTAATGAAGCTACCTTTAGTATCTGGACTTATTGTACAACCACTGCTCAAAGTGCTGCTTTAATATTTTTAGGTGACTCTACTGCACCTCATGGAAACGGTAGAATATTAAATGTTCATTTACCTTATGAAGTAACTGGAGGTCAATATTATTTTGACAAAGGACATGATGGCAGTTCAAGTGCATCTTATGACAGAATAAATGGTTATCTATCAAGTAGTACTTATCTTAATCAATGGGTGAATTGGGCATTTACAGCAAATGCTGCTACAGGAAGCATGAAAGTATATCGTAATGGTTTACTATTTGATAGTGGTACTGGAAAAACAAAAACCTTTTCCAACTCAGATGGTGACATGAAATATATTGCATATAGTGGAACTAATCATTATGAAGGTCATATATCAAATCTTCAATTATATAAAAAAGAACTATCATTATCAGAGGTTACTCAAAATTTTAATGCAACAAAAGGTAGGTTTGGAATAGGTGAAATAATTACTGATAACTTAGTTCTTAATTTAGATGCTGGTGATTCCTCTTCTTATTCGGGTAGTGGTAATACTTGGACTGATCTATCAAGTAGTAATAATAATGGAACAATCAATGGAGCTACTTATAATTCTGGTAATGGTGGATATTTTGATTTTGATGGAAGTAATGATAGTATATCGTTTACCCTTAGTAATGATTTTGCTTTTGGCACAGGTGATTTTACAATTGAGGCATGGGTTAGATTTGATAACACAGGAGATGGAGGAACTATCGCTGAGACAAGAGAAAATGCAGTAGGCAATCCTGCAAGAGAAGGTCTTGGGTTTGGAATGAGATCAAATCGAATCACTATTTGGTCTGGTGTGACAAATACTTTTATTATAGATAAAACTTTGAGTTTATCTTTAGATGCATGGCATCATGTTGTCGTTTCTAGAAATAGTGGAACTCTTAAAAGTTATATTAATGGAGTTGAGGAAACCTCTTCATCTAATACTCATAATTTTACTAGAAGAAATTTATTCATTGGTAGAAATATTAATGATTCGTCCACGGGTGGAACAAATTGGGGTAATCAAGATCAAGCACTTCTGCGTATTTACAAAGGAAAAGGATTTTCAGCAGCTGACGTTCAACGAAATTTTGATGCAACAAAAAGTAGGTATAATGCAATAGTTAATAATAACTTAGTTCTACATTTAGATGCTGGTGATTCTTCCTCCTACTCTGGTAGTGGTACGTCATGGACTGACTTAACTGGTAATGGTAATAACGGAACTTTAGTAAATGGTGTTTCATATAGTAGTTCAAATGGAGGATATTTAATCTTTGACGGAAGTAATGACAGAGTTGACTTCTCAACATACGTTCAACCTGCATACACATCTTCAAGTTCATTTACTTGGTTTATTTGGGTATACCCTACTACTTATAGTAACAATGATGTAATAATGGGAAATCGTGTTGTATCTGGATCAAATGTCTGGACAAAATTGACTCCATCACGTTTTGAATGGAAATATCCTGATCATTTAGATGGCAGCGGAACCGACGTGACTCAAAATCAGTGGCAAAATATTTGTATTGTTAAAAATGGATCATCATTTACTTATTATAAAAATGGTACTTCAATTGACACTATGACATCAACTCATTCTAAAAATTATACAAATCCTTTTTATTTGGGAGGTGATCCATCTTATGGAGAAAATCCTGCTTGTAGAATATCTATAGTGGCAGTTTATGATGCAGCACTCACAGCATCTGAAGTTCAACAAAATTTTAATGCAACAAAAGGTAGGTATGGAATATAGTGATCTCTTAAATGTATAAATAAATATATTGCAATAAATTAATCTTATGGAAGATCTTGTGGATTTGATCGCAACTGACGCTAGTGCTAGTGATATTTCCGATAAAATAAAGGAAAGATTGTATGCCAAAGCAGCAGAATATGTAGACGCAGCTAGACCAGAAGTCGCTGCTAGTCTTTTTGGTGGAGATGCACCTGAAGCAGAATCTGAACTTGAAGTGGAAGATGAAACTACTATAGAACCAGAAACAGATGAACACGTTAATTAAAGGTACTGAAGCAGCTTGTGGCACTAATGCTGCAGGAGCGTCTACTTTCGGTAGTGCGACAGTCGTTCGTCTCGTTAATAATAGTACAACAGCAAGACTAGTGACTGTTATTGATGAAGTTGGTGGATCTACAACAATTGGAACTTTTACTTTACCAGGTAATAAAGTTGAATTTGTAGAGAAGAAACCAACTGAAGCGATCTTTGCAGCAAACGCTGCTGTTTTAGGTGCAAAAGCAGGATACACAATTAGTTAAAATAGAATCATGAAACTTATCACAGAAGAAATTTCTCAAGTACAATTTATCACCGAAGGTAAAGGCAAAGCAAAACGTCTTTGCATCGAAGGTGTATTCCTTCAAGGTGGTATTAAAAATCGTAATGGGAGAATGTATCCCGTTGACATTCTTGAAAGAGAAGTTAACAGATACAATAAAACTTTTGTGCAAGAAGGTAGAGCACTTGGCGAACTCGGTCATCCCGAAGGACCAACTGTCAACCTTGATCGTGTATCACACAAAATTACCTCGCTCGTAAGAGAAGGCAACAACTTTAGAGGTAAGGCAACATTATTATCAACTCCAATGGGTAAGATTGCATCATCATTGCTAGATGAAGGAGTCAAACTCGGAGTATCTTCTCGTGGTGTTGGATCACTAAGAGAAAGTAATAATGGTTGTAAAATGGTTGGAGAAGATTTCCAACTTGCAACTGCTGCTGACATTGTAGCAGACCCTTCTGCACCAGACGCTTTTGTGAATGGAATTATGGAAGGAAAAGAGTGGATTTGGGAAGGAGGTTCACTTCGTGAGCAACTTGCAGAGAAAACTCAAAGGACAATTAATACACTTGTCGATCAACAAAGACTAGAGGAAAAGAAGTTAAGTCTATTCCAAGATTTTCTAAATAACCTCTAAATATAAAATATCTATAAATAAGTATAGATTCTTACGAATTATCAAAAAAACTCGGTAACAACTTACACGAAATGGAAAACATCGAAGAAAACCAGGTCACAGCAGGAGCAGCAAAAGCTGAAGTCATGCCATCATCAGGTGCTCAAGTCGAGGATCTTGGTGGACCTACACCAGAAAACTACAAGCCAGATGACGACTCTGCAAAACTTAAAGACCCTGCAGCGACCCTTGCTCAAGTCAAGGACATCGTAAATGCAAAGGCAGCTAAGGCAGAGGAAACAACACCTGAAGGCGATGTAATAGAAGAAGAAGAAACTACTGAAGCAACTGATGAAGTTGTTGCAGAAGAGGAAACTTCTGAAACAGAGGAAGTTGTTGCCGAGGAGGAGACAACAGAAGAAGAAACCATCGAAGAAGAAGAGAAGTACGATGTCGAAGCAGATGTCGCAGCACTTCTTGAAGGTGAAGAACTCTCTGAAGACTTCCAGAAAAAAGCAACTACTATCTTTGAGGCTGCAATTAAGTCTAAAGTTGCAACAATCAAAGAAGAATTGCAAGAAGCCTATGCTACTGCACTAGTTGAAGAACTAGATGAGATTAAGAAAGGCTTAACAGAAAGAGTCGATTCATACCTCGAATATGTTTGTGATGAATGGTTCCAAGAGAACGCATTACAAGTAGAGGCAGGACTCAAAACAGAAATGACTGAATCATTCCTTGACGGAATGAAATCACTATTTGAAGAACATTATGTAACTATTCCTGAAGACAAATACGATGTGCTTAATAGCATGGTAGACAAGCTTGATGAAATGGAGAATAAACTCAATGAGCAGATTGATCGCAATGTTGCTCTTAATAAGAGATTAGCAGAATCCAATGCAGATGGCGTTTTCGCTTCTGTATGTGAGGGTCTAGCAGACACTCAAAAGGAAAAACTTGCTTCTCTTGCCGAAAAGGTTGAGTTTGAAAGTGAGGCAGACTATCGTGAGAAACTAGAGACACTTAAGGAATCATATTTCCCAAGTAAGACTAGTGCTCCAAAGAACACCTCTGAGAATTTATCAGAAGAGGTTTCCACAGACGAAGTAATCTCAGAAGAGGTTGCTCCTAGAATGCAAGCCTACCTGAATGTTCTTTCCAGAGCTGTTAACAAGTGAATTTAATACAATTCAAACTAAAAAAACTTAAGAGGTAAAAACTCAAATGCAAATGTATAACACACAACAATTGCAGGAGAAGTGGGCACCTATTCTCGATTATGACGGACTTGATCCAATCAAAGACGCACACAGAAGAAGTACAACCGCTATCTTGCTTGAAAACCAAGAAAAAGAATTAAGAGAGGAAGCATCATTCCTATCTGAACAGCCAACTGTAAACACCAATAGTTCTAGTAGTGCAGCAGGTTTCTCTGCAGACGCATCTACACCTGTTGCAGGTTTCGACCCAGTACTTATCAGTCTAATTCGTCGTTCAATGCCTAACTTGGTGGCATACGATTTAGCTGGTGTACAACCAATGAATGGTCCAACTGGACTTATCTTCGCAATGAGATCCAGATTCAACAACCAGACTGGAACAGAAGCATTATTCAACGAAGCAGATTCAGCATTCTCAGGACAGGATGATGGATTAGACGTTACTTCTGGTTTCACAGATGGAAGCGTTGGTTTAGGTACAACTGCACAGCAAGGAAGCAATCCTGGTCTTCTAAGTGGTGCTTCATCACCTACAGATGCTACTCAGTATAACGTCGGTTCTGGTATGAGAACAGATGATGCTGAAGCATTAGGAAACGGAACTGGAGATCATTTCAACCAGATGGCATTCAGTATTGAGAAAGTTACTGTGACTGCGAAGTCCAGAGCACTCAAAGCTGAGTACAGTTTAGAATTAGCTCAAGACCTTAAGGCAATCCACGGATTGAATGCAGAGGCTGAGTTAGCAAACATTCTATCAACTGAAATCCTTGGAGAAATCAACAGAGAAGTCATTAGAACAATCTATAACGTAGCGAAGCCTGGTGCTCAAGCAAACGTTGCTTCTGGTGGTACATTTGACTTAGACACAGACTCAAACGGAAGATGGTCTGTTGAGAAGTTTAAGGGATTGATATTCCAAATCGAGAGAGACGCTAACGCAATCGCACAGCAAACTCGTAGAGGAAAGGGTAACATGATCATGTGTTCAGCAGACGTTGCTTCTGCATTAACCATGGC